GGCATTTCTATTTTTTACGATTCGGGAAACTTTTCCTAAAAAAGGATTTTTGAGACATTTCAGTAAAAAAGATTCGGAACAGAATTCTTTGTACAGGATCATTTTCATTTAGGCATTTCTATTTTTTACGATTCGGGAAACTTTTCCTAAAAAAGGATTTTTGAGACATTTCAGTAAAAAAGATTCGGAACAGAATTCTTTGTACAGGATCATTTTCATTTAGGCATTTCTATTTTTTTCATATTCGGGAAACTTTTCCTAAAATGGATTTTGACAGAAAAAGGATTTTGAGAGAAATATGTACAATGTAATTATAATTCATGTTCGTTCTTTTTGCTTTAGGCATTTTGGCTTGTTTCACGAATCCAGTTATAGGTATCTTCTCTCATTCAGGGCAATCTCGTCCTGTACAACCTTCTTTAGAAGAATGGGAAGGTGCGTGGATTATTCAGGTTGCTTATCATGATAACAGTCGTGTTATTGAGAAGGCAGATGAAATTGTACGACTACATTCTACTAGTCAATTTAACCTTCGAAAATCTATCAAAAATGATAGACATCTAGAGGTATTACAGTCATTTGAAGATGAAAAGGGAGTAAATGCGGTGGTTTTGAAAGGTCTCACTTATTCAGAAGTATTGGAAATTCCAAACGTGTTGCACGTAGACCCAGATTATCCTGTATATGCAGCAGAATATACTTGGGGCTTAGACCGTATAGACCAACCTACACTACCTTTAGATGACTCTTATTCGACGGAGTTCAATGGTTGTGGTGTCGATGTATATGTACTGGATACTGGTTTAGATACTGTACATCAAGAGTTTGAACCTTCGGAATTAGACCGTGTTGTCTCAAATATATGGAATGCGTATGGGTCTGTTACTGACAATACAGATGGCAATGGTCACGGAACACATTGTGCAGGGAATGTGGGAGGTAATACTGTAGGTGTTGCACCGTGTTCTAATTTGTACGGTATGAAGATTCTTTCAGATACTGGAAGTGGGTCTACTAGCGGAATCGTTTCTGCAATGAATGAAGTAAAAAGACTTCATTTGGAGAAAATTGAGAATGGAGAAAATCCAAAAAGTGTGATAAGTATGAGTTTGGGAGGTTATTGTGGTTCATCCTGTACAAATGACCTTATGAATTTGAAAATTCAAGAACTGTACGAAATAGGTATTATCTCTGCGGTTGCTGCGGGTAATGATAATAGTAATTCTGACCAGTATACACCTGCTTCTGCAGAAAATGCAATTACAGTAGGTGCTAGTGATTCTGATGACACTAGAGCATCATTTTCTAATTATGGTACGCTCATTGATATTATGGCACCAGGTGTCTCAATATTGTCTGCTTGTTCTTCAGCTGCGAGTTGTTCAGCTGGTGGAAATTTATGGTGGACGATTTCTGGTACATCTATGGCAACACCTCACGTTGCAGGGGTATTGGCACTTCTTATTGAAAAGGGTACTACATTGTACGATTTAGAAATGGTAGATGCAAATGGATGCGAATCTGTTAAAACAAGTATGTTGTGTGATGCTACTGTAGATACAATTACTGGAAATCCTACAGATACAACGAGACAATTATTACAGATTCCTAGAAATGATGGGAGATGGGAATGTGAACTTTTTGAGACAGTTTCTCCTACTGTACAACCTACAGGTCCTAGTGAAATACCGAGCGAATCTCCTACTGTACAACCGACATTCACTGCTCAACCAACTGTGTACAGTATACCCGAGACACTTGCACCTTTTTCCGTGAGTAATACGAACTCTGCTAGACAAAATACCGCCGATGTAGAGTTATTTGTATGTCCCAATATGCGTTTGACTATGAGTCTATGTAGTGATGAAGGTGGTAATTATATGGGGGATACTTATTTACGGTTGTTTAATGGAGATGTAGAGATTGCTACGAATGATGATACTTGTTCTCTTGGTTCACAAATTACTTATGACTTTTCTACTGCAGAATCCTGTAAAATATATCGATTTGCGCAAGGTTGTTATAGTGCAAGTTCTTGTAGTGGTACAGTTGCTATTCGACAGGAAGTTATTGGTGAGACAAATTCACCTATAAGCGAACCTATAAGTGAACCTATAAGTGTCCCTATTAGCGAACCTATAAGTGTTCCTATAAGTGAACCTACAAATGTACCCATGAGTGTTCCTTTACCCATTCAAACTATGAATCCTACTGTATACGAATTACCTTTTCTATTAGATGATTTTGAGACAACAAACACTGCGTCTGCTACACAAAATACTGTAGATAATACATTTTTAGTTTGTCCTGGTGAATTATTGGAAATCGGTGTTTGTAATGGAGAAGGTACTTTCTTTGAAAGAGATGTATATTTACGGTTTGTTAACATAGATGGAATAGAACTTGTCTCGAATGATGATTCGTGTGAATTGGGTTCAAATTTCCAATATGATTTTACAGGAATGACTTCTTGTAATCTGTTTACTTTGAAACAAGGGTGTTATGGTGACAAGGGTTGTGGAGGTCGTGTCTCAATTGTACGATTAAGAACATTTGAACCTACAAATGAACCTACAAATGAACCTACAAATGAACCTACCAATACACCTTCAGTAACACCAACCGAGACACCTTCAGTAACACCAACCGAGACACCTTCTGTACAACCTACTGTACAACCTACAATGGAACCTACACGAGAACCTACCAATACACCTTCGGTAACACCAACCGAGACACCTTCTGTACAACCTACAATGGAACCTACTCGTAGACCAACGAGGAGACCAACTATGGAGCCCACTGTCTCGCCTTCGGCGAGACCCACTGTAGGTATTCCGAGAGAATGCGAAGCATTCCGAGGAACAAATACCTTAGATGCTACTCAGAATACTGCTATATGTAATCTATTTGCCTGTGAAGGTACACGTCTCGCATTCAGAACCTGTAAAGAAAATTCAAAAGATTGTGATGGTGATACCTTTTTACGGTTGAGACAAGAAAATGGTATTGATGTTGCTGTAAATGATGATGGTTGTGGATACTGTTCTTACTTGGAATACGAATTCCCATTAGGCAGTGGTTGTCAATCATATGAACTTCACCAAGGATGTTATGGTGAAGCAGAATGCGAAGGCACGGTCTTAATCGATATACTGTAAATAATAATGTTTGATTTTTGATGTCTTTCTTTTCTAGTTCTTTATTTAGAAATAGAAAAGTTTGTTTATGAGTTTTGTTCATTCTCGACTTGATTGTCTGGTTGTGTCAACCAAGTTATTTTGGTTCGTCTCACTATTTTATCCTTTAGTATATCGATTTTTGAGACAATTAAGTTGTCCAACTTATAGGTCGCACTTAAATGGTCTAATCCATGTAATGCGGTTGTCAACTCTTTCTGTATTGCGTCTTCTTCGTATGAATGCGCGCTAGACCTATTTTCATCTATACTGTGGTGTAAAGCACTATTTACTACTCGTTCTATAAATGCAATTGTATCTGTACGGTTATCTGAGGTATACCATCTGAAAATAGGCTGTAAAAAACGCGTATCTACCTTCAATACTTTGTCCACCACCGACATTTTCTCGTTTTGTTTTATTTTTGAGATCAGTTTCAAATTCAAAATAATATCCTTCACTTCCATTGTATCCATTGTATTCATTGTATCCATATTTATCATATATATAATAGAGTTTGTACAGTTTTTACAGTAAAATAAATATTATGCATCGCCTATATATTCTTCTGCATCGAGACAAATGATATCTGAAAGAATACTTTCGATGACCAATGGGTCTAATGATGCCTCCGTTAGTTTTTCTCTTAACTGTACAACAATCGCCTTGATATTGAATACTTTATTTCCTCTTGAAATGTATTTTATTATATCATAAGAATTCGGAATATTCTCTCGTCTCAGTATACTTTGTATCGCTTCTGCCAGTACTATACTATTATTTATTAAATCTTTTTTCATAAAATCTTCGTTCGGTTTTACTCGTTGTATTCCATCTAATAATGATTTCACGCTAATTATTATGTGGCCATAGATTGTTCCCACATTTCTTAGTACAGTAGAATCCGTTAAGTCACGCTGTAATCGTGAGACTGGTAGTTTTTTACTAACGAAATCCAATAATTCAATTGCTATCATCAAATTACCTTCTGCGTTCTCGAAATTGATTGGATTGATTTTGTGTGGCATTGTAGAAGAACCTACCTCTTTTTCTATGCACACTTGTTGGAAATAATCATAGGATATGTACAGCCACATATCACGGGAGAAATCCAGTAGAATTACACAGATTCGTTTCAAATTATCGAAGATTTCGCTGTAATTATCATAATTGTCTATTTGTGTCGTATAGATATTTCTTGTTAGGCCGAACTGCTTGAGAAATGTCTCGGCAAATGCTTTCCAATCTTTATCTGGAAAAGCAATATAATGACTATTGAAATTACCAACTGCACCACCAAACTTTGTAGAATATTTGTACTGTTTTAGTGTCTCGATTTGTCGATTTAACCTGTACATAAATACTGTCATTTCTTTTTTTAATGTGGTTGGACTTGCTGCTTGTCCATGTGTCTTGGACAACATCGGAATATTCCATTGTTTCGATTGGTTTGTCAAGTTTTCTATGAATTGTTTGACTAAAGGGATCACTTCATTTTCATTGGTGTCTCGAATCGATAGAATATTCGCCGTTGAATTTATGTCTTGTGATGTTAAACCAAAATGAACCATTTCTTTGTACTGACTTAGACGTTTCTCGTCCAATTTATTCCGTATAAATATTTCTACTGCTTTTACGTCATGCTTTGTAGTATACTCTATCGTTTTTACTTCTACGGCATCTATCATTTTCCAATTTTCATATATTTGTCTGATTTTAGTGGCGTCTTTTACTGTACAATCATATCTGATGAATGGCAATAACGCATTCAAATAATAAACTTCCACCATAATTCTGTATTTGATTAACGCTTTTTCGGAAAAATATTCTCTTAGTTTGCTTGTCTTTTCCAAATATCTACCGTCTATCGGAGATACCGCATTTAACTGTTCTTCTATACCCATTGTCTCGTTCTGTTGTCCTATACTGTACTATTCATATATATCTTTTCGAAACCAAAATATAGGTGATCGTGATTTTCTGTTATTTACTGTATAAATTATTTGATATGAGTTCTAAACGTACACGTAAAGCAGGAAATCATAAGTGGAGTAATCATCCTATTGTTGAAAAGAAAACATCTACAGGGAAAGAATGGAAAATAGTAAGTTTGATAGATGACCTCGAAAATACAGCTATAGTTAAACAATGTTATGTATTTTTTATTACTGATTTTCACTAAATATTGACCTTCTGGATATTTACTAGGAACAACAGAATTATGAAAATACGCACTGTTTATCGTCGTTTACGGGTCCCACTTCTGTACAAAGGATTTTTACCACAAACCTTTTCTATGCATTTTTCTCGTTTTCTTTTAGCTAAAGTATATCTTTTTTTGCATGATAATAGTTTGTGAAAGTCTTTGTCTTCAATCAATTTTTGGTCAAGTACACCTTTTAATTTTTTCATATCACCTTTTTCAATGTAATTACGTTTCAATGTCTTTATTGCTAACAGTTGTTGGTCTCGTATAAAGGGGAGCTCAAATTTACTCTGTAATTTTTTCAATAACACATTGCATTTTTCTTTGGGATTATTCAAGTTCTTCAACATTTGATCCATCAACTTTGTTTCTTTTCGTTGCTCTTTTATACAAATATTTTTTTGGCATTGATAGTATTTTTCTATTTTAGAGTCGACTTTCATATATAAATAATGAATATATAATAAAATTAGCATCAGTGAATGAGTTCCAATAGTCCATCCAAGAAGTTGACTTCAGGTTTCCATATATTTTTTTATTTCTTGAAATACTTTCCTTAAATATATTATGTCCCCTCTTTTACTAAATATTGACCTGAATATTCATTTTAGTTTATACTGTAAAATACAGCTATAGTTTAAAATGTTATTATATATTTTATTACTGATTTTCACCAAATATTGACTGGTCAATATCTGGATATTGACCTTTTGGATTTCAGAATATTGTACATCAAAATGATAATTTCCAAAAATATTATGTCCCCCCCTGTAGTTGATGTTAGCATTTTTTATTTGCAGTGTTATAAAATTATAGGGAAGCATATATTTGTACTGTATCGTAAAGCTAATAATGTTCTGATATTTTGTATAAAGTTCTGGTTAGCATTTTATGCTAACTATTAGCATTTGGATATCATGAAAATTACTGGTTATCCGAAAATTGCATTTTTTCAAAAATACTTTTTTCTGAAAGATATTATGTCCCCCCCCTGTTTTTCTAAATGGTTACATATAGAATGCAAAATTGTTTGACTGTATTTTAAAGCGATTATTAACATATAGTTATTCATTTTTATTACTGTTTTTTTCTAAATGGTTACATGTAACCATCTGGATGGTTACATTGGAAGGTTTCATTTCCTGGATCCTTGAAAATGATATTTTTCCAAAAATACCTTATATTTTTTTATTTTTGAAATACTTTTTCTTACACCTTTTCTCATTTAAAACGCCCATTATAGACGCTAAAAAATAAGAAAAAGTGTAAAATCAATAGTAGGAATTTCACCTACGATGGTCTTACTTTTTCTTCTTCTGTTTTTATTCTTGAAGAAGTGAAAGACGAAATTTGGAAGCATAACGGTCGCTTTTGTTTCTCTATCCAAGATTGTGTTAATTTCATTATGTTTATAGAAGAATTTGCATCTCGTGTTCTGAATACGATTTTTTTGTTTTCGCAACTCACGCAATCAGAACATTTTAACAGACGAAATACTTTCTTCCCTTCCTTATCTTTGTAATATTCTAAATCTTTATTACAATCACAACATTTTTTACTTGTATTACATTCATTTATAGTTATTGTATCATATTTCTTGTGTATTAATTTTCTTAACCCTTTATTCATCGTAGGCATAAAATGTTTCATTTGTGTTGACCTACTCCAATTACCATAACCAATCAAGATATTTTCACCAAAAGTTTCCTTAATTTTATTCAGGAATGTATCTATTGATTTCTTACCATAACTATATTGTCGGAATTTCATTTTACGCCATACTTCTCGTTTGTAAAATTCAGATGTTTCCTTGTTTAGTTTATCCTTTTCTACAAGATATAATTTGAATTTTTCATAATCAACTGATTTGCTATTTTGAAAGGATAAATGGGTTTCTTTTTTTATAATACCATTTCGTTTCCTTTCCTCTAATAAAATCCTTTGGTTTGTTTTTGCTTTACTTTCTCGTTTTCTTTGTGGTGCTGTATATTGTAACTTGTTGCCGTTTTTATCCATCATATAAACCAATGAACGCTTACCTGGATCACAACCAACTATATTCCTTTCTTTTAATGTATCTAATTGTTCTTTGGATAAATCTTCTATTGTATGAAAATCTTGTTCTTGTAAAACAGGAACTCTTGAACCCCATTTTTTATCTTTCAAATCTTTTCTAATGAATAATAGGCAACAACTAATTCCATCTGTTTGAATTTGATTATGAAACTGGTAATGTTTATTTTTGAATATTTTATTTTTTATATCCAAGAAATTACCCCATACTTCAATTTGGTTCTCTTTTACGCTACTTAATAATTCACCTTTTTTGGTTTTATTTCCTTCTTTATCCTTTTCAGGTGAAAACAAATCTATCAAACTCGCGGTATCAATAATAATATGTTTTGGAATAATATTGCTTCGTAATGGTAAAGGTTGAAATAATTTACTTTCCATTTTTTCCAATACTGAATTCATATACAACATTCCTTTCAAATATTCAAAAGGTCTTACTTTTACATCATAATGGATTGACTTTTTGATTTCGGTAGGTAATATGTTAGGTAAATGCGTTTTTTTCCAGTTAGAAAACATAGCGTCTGTTTCAGATAAATCAAATAATTGTTTCTTAAATTGAAATAATGTTGACTTATCTTCTGTTATTTCGCTTGTCGTTTTATTGATAAATCGTAAAAAATGTTGAATGAAATGCTCTTGTAAATTATTATTTAATGAAGTATGTATTTGCGTCGCTAAATAAGGTAATAAAAAAGTTGTATTTTTCAAATTAGTTTTTTCGTGATTTAGTAAAGGTTGGTATTCGGTTTTATAGAAATGTTCTAATGTTTCCAAAAGTTCAGTATCTTTTCCTTTCTTTCCCCTATTATCTCTTAATCCTAACGATTTGATGCAATACAATATAAAGGTTTTGTTTAGTTCAGGTAAAGGGAGTTTTTTGGTATATTGATGTAAAACATACAAACGAATAAATTGGTAAGTATGAATAACTAAATCATTCATTTCAAAAACCAGATGATTAATGACTGGTTGTGTTGTATCACGATTTTGTAAAATAGTTTTCAGAGGAATTTTGAAAGTTTTGTATGCGGACTTTTCAGTATTCCTAAACTCTTGGAATTCCTGCTTTTTCTTTTTCTTCATTTATAAAATATATAAAGATAATTTCTTTAAGTATTTTACGCTATAATTGTCTTATTCATTTTTAAGTTCATTATCAAAATAATATTTTGGACTTGTTGATATTCTTACGTGTGTATAATCAACTCCTAAACCGTGTACACTTATCCATACTTTACCTTTTTCCTTCATAAAGTTTTTAGCTACTTCTGCCACGTGTTTCCAAAATTCTTGTTGCTGTATTTCAGGTGCATTATCAATAAAATCTCTTAATGTAGCATAATTTTTACCACGAATAGGCATCGGAACTACTAACATAGTATCTTTACTCAAATTTGGAAAAGAAACAACGTATTTATTTTGTGATTTTTTTATATGTTCTTCAAAATCTTTTTTATTTTGAATTTGAGGTAGTTTATTGTTGGTTCTAAAAGTTTGTTTAAATGCTACGTTTCCATCATTTTTTAATACGCTTGTATTCCATTGAAATTTACCTTTTACATTTTTTGGATATTTTAAAGTAATACCATTTTCCCAATTGGTTAAAACATCACTCCATAACATTTTTTATATTATATATTTATATTTATGTTGGTTTCTTTACTAATCTTTTCTTTTCTTTTCAGATAATACGTCCTTCTCCATTCCTTTAATTTTTCTGGATTTTCGGTTTTCAATTTATCTACATAATTCTTGGTTCTTTCTTTCACAACCTCTTTATTATTTTCATAATATTTCAGATGTCTATTGTTATTGGTATATTTTTTCAAATGTTCCTCTAATTCAGTAATATATTTTTCCATTTTTTCAATTTTTTGTTTCAATTCAATCACCTCTTCTGTTGAATTCATTATATATTACAATATACAATATATAATAAATACATTTTTAAGTTTTTTATGTTATAATTGTATATGCCTAGTTGTAAAGTTGTATATTATATGGACAAGTAAAAGTTGTAGGAGACTCATTTGACAGAATATACCATGAAATCAGTGGATTCCAAAAAGCAAGAATGCAAGACTTTTTCGATAAAATGGATATGAGAGATGAAGAAGTAATGAAACAAATAGAAAAAGAGATAGATTCGAATACCTTGGCATATACGCGAGGGTCGTCATAGTTATGTACAGTATTTACCGTTTACCTTTGCGGGTGTGCCTTTTCTTTTTCTTCTTTTTGGGAATAATTGGACCTTTCCGACGTGTCACTCTACGCCTGCGTTTACGCGTAGTGTTACGCCTTTTACCTGCAGATTGATCCATTGGAATTCCACTAGTTTCACTTGAACTTATATACCCAATAGTTTTTAGTTTTTCTTTGTAAAAAAATTGACATTCTTTCATTTGTTTTTCATTTAACGAAGCTAATGACAATGTTTCTGTAAAAATACGGTCTATTTCCTCTGAAATAATTTTTCTACTGTCATCATGTTCGTGGTAACCGCCTTCTGGATTTTCTACTTGTATAAAATATTTTTTGTTCGTTTCATTCGTTTCATTCGTTTTATTCGTTTTTTCCAGCAATTGTATAAGAAGGTCTAATGTAATTGGAGATGTTATTTTCAATGTGTGTTTTTTTTTTCTCGATTCGCCTTCACTTTCTATTTTAAATTCTACATCGTTAACTGTAGTACCCTCGATATCGTTGTCAATCTCATAGTATATTATTATATCATTAGCTTGTATTTTTACATTGATAGTGTCTCCCTTTATCTTATACTTGTAACCTGAGTTTTTAGATTCGTCAGTCTCACCTTGTTTAAAAACTCTATTGTTTGGTACTTCAGAAAAAATATTCCTAATAGTTTCATGATTTTGTGCTATTTTGGATACTTTTGATGAAAATGCGTCATTCAAGTTAGGAAGTTTCACAATACTTTCCCAAAAATTAACATTCGAGAAAGACTCATTATAACTTGCAAAAATGGTACTAGCATTAGTAATACAATTCTTTATACTTTGATTTATTGCTTTATTTTCTTCTATCAGTATTGTTAACATACATGATTCATATGGACTTATTTCAACCTCGCTGTATTCTTCTATTGTATTGAATGTTTCTTCTCTAAACACTTTCAGCTGATTAAATCTACTAACTTTTTCTTCGGATTCTAAATTTATTGAATAACCTGTAGGCATTGCGTTTTCAAGTATTAACATAACATTATTAGCATTATTAGTCTTATCATATGCTAGTAAAAAGTGATAGTAACTTATCAGTTTTATAATAATTTGTTCCGACTTTAATTTATTATTAACTTTTTCTATACCTTTCGTATACAACCATCCATTGCCGTCTCTGCGCATTACGCCCATTAATACCTCTTTCTTATCATTTTCTGGTTGTAGAAAGTCTATTTCATTCGAAAATGCAATTCCTTTATCTGTAGTTCCTACAAAATGCAGACTAGTATGAGTATCCTTATTGTACTGATATACAACAAGATCCCCGCACGTCTTTACTCCAAGAAGTAAAAGTTGAAAATAATCCTCATGCGATTTAGAATATTTTCCAAATATTTGTCCATCTTTTTTTGCTTCGATTAAAAGAGTATCTGGAACAGTAATTTCACTAATCGATTTATTCCATTCTGTAATTGTATCTTTAAATGGTAAAGTACCACCTTTCCCCCCATCTCCGTTTCGAGTTATAGACATACCTGCTGCACTCAATAATGAATCTATCGTACCATTACCGTAAAGAGTAAAAATTGCAATAGGATTAGGATTATTAATAACCTCATTAATATCGTAAATCATTATTATATGCTTCCACACATTGAGAACGTAGAATGTATGTATTTTGTAATTGAACCTTCCGAATACATTATTAAATGTATATATTTGATAATTATCTGGTATGACGCTTTTATTTGTTACTCCAAATCCATCAATAGTAGTACACGGTTTTGTTTCTACATAAGGATTACCTTGAGCTAGTTTTTCGTAAAGATTATTATATTCATCATTACCATTATCAATATTTATATTACAATATGATGAGCAATCTATTTTAAAATTATCACCATTATCATCGTACTCCTTAACTAATTCTTTAAACTCGTTACCATATTTGAATTTTCGTCCAGATTCAAAATACGCCATATTTACATTACTTGCTCCATTGTATTTATTCATTACATCAAAAAACTCAAAATAACCTTCCATTAGTGTTAGTGGGGTTTCTTCCATATGTGGGATTGGTACATTATTTTCGTTTGCTAGTTTAATTAGTTCGTTTCTCTTTTGTTTTCTCATATCATTTACCTCTTTTTGTATTGTTGCATTTGATTTATTGATTATTTTTTCGGTAAATTCTGAAAAATCTGTTACACCGTGTTTAGTTGCAATTTTGTTTAGAGCAGCAATGTATCCATCTGTTTCTTTGGCATATGCAACGTCATGAATCAAATCGATTGCGTCAATAAAAAATTGTATTTTTTTGTGTTGTTCATTATAATTTTTGTTTATTTGTAAGCTTGTTATTTTTTGTCTAATTGTCTCTTGATCGTCATCAAGAATATTTTGTATATTTGAACCATATTCCTTACCTTCTTTTATAACTGATTCCTTATCTTTTGTTATAAATAATTCCATTCTGTTTTTAAATTTGAAATTTAATGCATATCCAAGGTCCTCACTCATTATTATAAATGGTGCGAAAGGGCTTACATCAAAAGCTGTAGTAATACTTTTTAAATCAAGCGGAAAAGTATACACTGACTGATTATCAGTATTCTCGTTATCAAGTTCTTTTTTCTTGTTTTTTGCCCATTGAAGGATAGGATTATTCTTGTCTAATTTTTTCCGTTTTGGTACATTGGGGTCAGACTTGATTACTCTTCCAATATTATTCAAAACAGGAAATTGGTACATTCCAGGTACACGTTCAAATTTACCATCTAGTTTTTCACTGTTCTGTGCAAAAGTGCCATCTAGTTCTGTATCACGAATTTTTTGTATATAATCATTTATGAATTTCTCGATTTGTGGTACGGTTAGTGTTATAGGTGAATTAGCTGGGCTATTGGATCCAATTTTGTTATTGGTTCCATAATCAATACTATGGTGTGATAAGAATGTAGCTGCTGGTTGACTTATATTTGCGGTTTGTTGACTTTTTTGAGAAGGTGAAGGTGAAGGTGAATAGGTTTCAATATCTATCGGGTTATTTAATGAAATAACTTCAATCGCTGTTCGTTTTTGGTCTGGTTGTTTGGACTCGAAGGACTGGAAAGATTTTATACTGTTGTCATTACTTGGTGGTGATGGTGGTATAGCTTTACGTTTTCTATATGTGGCCTGTACTGCTTTTGGTAGGTTATATGCCATCTTTCCTTCTGTTATACAATAACGATACAAAAAATTTGGTTTATTGTATAACACATTTCTATAATAGTATTTTTATGAGGTTTATTTTCAAATGTTCACTGGTTTAAAATCCCATATCATAATCATCTTCTTGGCACATACTATCGCCAGTCATAGCGGCTATATTGGTGGCGCGCATTGGGTTTCCGATAGCGACGTTTTCTGCTGTACACACATCGCCTCGTGTTTCGCGTCCATCGGCGAATGTTTTTTCCATTTCATCTAAATGATTCATATGTGCTACGGTTTCGGCTACGGTATTATTCTTTTCCATTGCTTGTAAGTCAAGTACTAATTGGAATGCGCCTGTACCAAATGTGCCGAATTGTCCAGTCATTACATTTGCGGAAACTCCGCGCATATTATCTACTTGTCCATGTCTGGCGGCTTGTAGCATCATTTCTGTATGCATTTCGAAACTCGCTTTTGCCAAAGGTCCAGTGTTATCTTTCAGCAATCCATTTCGCTGTACTTGTACCATATCTTTAGCGTAGGTCATACGGTCACATAGTAGACTCAAATGGTGATAATTAATGTAGACACCGCTGAATTCCATAACTTCTGTGATTTCATTGAGAATGACTTGTCTCGCGGCTTCGATTCCCAATGTCTGGAATACTTCATAAATATCATTACTGTATGTGCGTTTATATTCGATGAAAGGTAATCCGAGTACTTCCAAGAAGTTCGTTCCAGTGGTATCCAGTACCCAAGTATCTTTTGCGACATACTTGCCGTCGGTTTTCACCATAGTTCCAGGTACTTTTCGTGGCAATACTTTTACAATACCGTCAATGCCACGCAATATAACTTTTTTGAGTAATTCTTCTTGGAAATGTTTTAGTACATAGATTTCATCACCGACGTCGATGACACCTTTTTGTTTAGATGGTTTGGTCTTTGGAAGTTTCATACGAATTCTGAAGATGAGGTTAGAGTCATTATAATCAGAGTATATACAGTATATTTTCCCGCGGTATGCGTTATTAATAGCGAAATACACATCGTCCATACTGATATTCTTTTCCAACATTTCTTCAGCTTTCATTACCATTCGGATGACCCATTTTGATTTAGTGCCAGTATCATCTTCTTCAGGGTTGCTACTGCTGCTGGCGATCAAAGTCTCAAATGCGTGATATTGGTCTAAGAACCCACGGTCTTCCTGTACAACACTATTATGGTCATTAGGGTCAAAGAATATCTGTACGCCATCTACAATATTGCTTAATTGAGTATGTTCAATCATATTTGCGTATTTCATAGCGCGTTCTTGATGTTCTGCGTCTAAAGATTTTAGTTGTACAGTTAAGGAAGGGTTTTTTGGTTTTTTACTGAGTCGTAGAATTTCTTCAATACGTGGTACACCACGAGTGACATTGGATTTCGATGCAACACCGACATTATGGAAAGTATTGAGAGTTAATTGAGTGGTAGGTTCACCGACAGATTGTGCTGCAATGACTCCAACCATTTCTCCAGGATGTACGACGGCTTGTTTATATTTCAAGAATATGGTTTCAAGAAGTAGTACTAATGCCTTACGATTAAATCTGCGATGGAATAGCAAATCTTTTGGAGATAAATAGAAGTCGTACAGTATTTTGAATAGTGGATTTGGTTTGGTATATTTGGTAAACTGTACAATACGTTGATATCCTTCTGCGATCATCTGATATGCTTCTAGTGGAGTAATATCGACCATAGATGCGCGTGTGAGCTGCATTTGACCTTGAATATTAATGATAATATGCTGGAATGCGACTGGTGCACGTACACATTTGTCATCTTTGTGATTGAATACATTTTCGACTAATCTAGTACGGTTATCGAGCATATCTTTTATACGGTCCATTGTCTCAGCCTGTGTGGCTAAACGTTGACGGTTGATTCTGGTCATGGTAGGTTTGGTGAATATAGCGGCGAGTTCATTTTTCTCAGTACTTTTCTCATTTATTCCTACAATATCGTAATGCATATATACGTCTTCGACGCTCCAATGTACAATAGGTATAACTTGGTCTTCAACGCGTGTGGAATCGAAGCCGTCATCTCCGTAAGTGAACTGTACAATCTTACCCATATGATTACGTGCAGTCATATCATATGCGATGGTGATATCTTCAAGTGATTTGACAATTTTCCTCTGGGCATAACCAGTTTGCGATGTTTTTACAGCAGTATCAATAAGACCGATACGACCAGCAATTGCGTGGAAGAATAGTTCGTGTGCACTAAGACCATTAATGTAAGAATTCTCAATGAATCCACGTGCATTTGGACTGTCGTCATATTTATTGAAATGGGGTAATGTACGGTTTTCGAAGCCATAGGGCACACGTTTGCCTTCTACGGATTGTTGTCCTAAACAGGACATCATCTGTAAAATATTAGTTACAGAACCCTTTGCACCAGAGTCGACAATGGCTTTGAAACGATTATGTTCACTAATATTGTTTCTACCTACTTTACTGGCTTTCTCAGTAGCCTTGTTCAGTATATTACTGACCTGCATTTCGAAATACTCTACGTTTGAATAAGCCGTATTATTTTCATTTTTACCTAGATGTATACTGTGAATAAGGTCTTGTACTTGCTGTTTATGTTCATACAGTACATTAGTGACATTAAGTTTCGTATTTTTATTGGCGATGAGGTCACTAATTCCTACACTGAAAGAGCATGTTTTCATATATTCTGTAACAACATTCTGTAAGTCGTCAATAAACCGTACACAAGTTTCATTACTGTAGTCATTTACAATACGATGTAAAATACCTTTAGTACTAGAACCTAATGTGCCTTTTTCGATTTGTCCGCGGATATATGTACCATTTTGGATTTCCATAACGGCATTGCTGGTGGCGGCTTCATCTTTGTCCGCATCAAACAGTTTAGTTTTCTGTTTGTTGGTCAAAGGCGGCATAATTTGAGACAGTACATCAAATGTGGTAACATTTTTGGTAAGTTTTTTAGTATCTACATTACGGGACATCATCAAAAGATTCATAGCGTCTTTTGGTGACATTTTGATGGGGTCAAGACCTTTTTCGGTTTTCTTTGCTCTTGTAAACAAGAAACAACCTAACAAAGAATCTTGAAAGATACCGATAATGGGTGAATTTTTGGAGGGACTGATGATTTGTTTTGTTACAACAGGCAAATGCATCAATTCGGTTTCTGCTTGCACACTTTGTGGCATGTGCATATTCATTTCGTCTCCCGACGTGTTCCCTAGAGTTTCCAAAAGGGTCGGACTGTATCTTAAGCCAGTTCAAGATGGTTAATCTATCACAACTGACCAACACCCGTTCAGTCTCTGAATGCCTATCATATCCTAACCGTATCGGACTTAGATAGTAGCACTGCGGATTGCCCAATCCTTCTACATTATTACCATTGGGTACGGCTATTAACCGTGTTCCCTCATAATGTTTCCACTATGAGGTGGTAGTAGATGGCTCTAAGGGGTTTCCCGCATCAAGGTGTTTCGCTAGGATGTACAGTATACATTCCTAACTAGGGGGTAGCAGCCTTTTAAGCCCCCCTGTTTTCGACAGAGAGTTTATCGAAATCCGCATTATATGGGTTTGTAACACCAACATTGAAGCGGAAAGTATCACCTTTTTTCATAACTTTGACTTCGTGACACATCATACTCATTTTATGAAGACTAGGTTGTCTGTTAAACAGTACATAATCTCCATCCATCATATGACGATGTACTTTGTCACCAATATCAAGTTGTATCATTTTACGGTCTACGTGTCTCAATGAAACATTTTCACCGTTTTTGCGTTCCAGTATTTTCGCACCAGGATAATCATCAGGTCCATTCTGTACCAATTTGGTCAAGAAATCGTGATTGCGTTCATTTACAACTACGGGTTTGGTAATATTCTTGGCGATTTTCATTGGTACACCTAATTGAGTGATGGACAAATTTGGGTCACCTGTAATGACAGAACGCGCACTAAAATCGACACGTTTTCCCATTAAGTTACCACGAATGCGTCCATTTTTAGTGTTCAAACGACTGGAAATACATTGGTATGTACGGCCAGACGCTTGTCCAATTGGACTGGTTCCAGATGCTTTATTGTTTGCAATCATAGCGACATAATACTGTAAAACCTGATGATATTTGTCTATGATAATAGGCGAACCATTGGTGGCGATTTTTTCTTTCAAAATATTATTGTACTTTAAAATGTTCATATAAATATGAGTCAAGTCGTCTTCACTCCTTTGCTGTGCATCGTGTTTGACTGATGGTCGTACAGCAGGAGGTGGTACAGGTAGTACTTGACAGATCATCCATTCAGGACGTGACCATAGTGCACTTAGTCCCATAAACTGTACATCATCATCGGACATACGTTTAAACATTTTATACACTTTATCAGCGGGCAATTTTTGTATGACGGTTTCTTTGTTACCATCAACAATAATATTTTCCCATACAGCTTCCATAGAGGCAAATCCAACGGAACGAATCTTGTCAGGTTGTTTACAGCCACAACCATCTTCAATGGTGTCACCACAACGTGTGACGTGTTTCATTGCATTTACAAAAGCCCATCTTTCTTCTGCAGGTAATTCGGAAACGTGTTTGTATTTTTCTTTGTCGATGAGTAATTTACTGCATTTATAACAAACGCATTTTAAAATTTTGACGATTTCTTTCATATGCTGTATCCAAAATACAGGCATTGCCAGTTCCATGTGTCCAAAATATCCAGGAGTGTCAATGTAACTTAAGCCATCAGTTGGACAATACAGTCCTTGCTCCAAAACACCCATCTTGGGGTCAAATAGCCCCCCAACAGTGTCTCGAGATTGTGATGTAATTTCCACAACAGATGTCTTCCGTATTTCCTCTGGCGACAACATACTGAATTGAATACCAATAATTTTGGAAGGATTGGAATAATCATTTGTTTGAACTCTCTTCATATTGCAAGGCAGATAGTATTAACTGTAATATAAACCTATATTATTATATAGATTGTATTTATATTATTATTATTGTTTTCAATTTTCTGTGAATAAAGTGCGAGTGGATTATTTACAGAAAATTGATTTATGAAATTCATAATATCTGGAACATATATAAATATTATTACAGTATCCTATATACATCTTTGAACCCTTTCGTACAGTACAACTATGCCTATCCAAATCGTTACCACTACTTCTAAAGCCTCTTCTAAGAATGCGAAAGATGACAAGAAAAATAAAGAGTCATCTAAGAATTCTAAGAGACGTATTATCGAGTCTGATGATGATGACGACGACGACGACGATTCGTTCATTATTGATGACGACGATGAAGAAGATGATGACGATAATGACGATGATGACGACGATTATGAATCTACAGATGAAGAAAATTACGAGACAGTGACTGAAGAAGATGACGAAGAAACCGAGGAAACCGAAGAAGAGTTATCACCTAAAAAGAAGAAACCAGCAGTAGTTACTAAGAAATCAAAAAAGAAAGCACCAGAAGAGAAGAAGACTGTACAAAAGAAGTCAACTGCCGTGAATGAAGAGAAAGAGAAAGAGAAAGAAAAAGGGAAGAAGAAATCAAAAGAGGCGACTAAAACAAAGAAACCAGTAAAATCAAAGAAACGTGTTCGTGAGGAGGAGGAGGAAGAAGAAGATGATGACGATGAAGAGGATGAATATGACAGCGAAGATGACTCTGATTATTGTACAGAAGATGAAGAAGCAGAAGACGCCTCTAAAGGTCCTGGAATCATTCTATCATTTGATGCTTTTGGTGGAGGCGGAGGATGGAATACGGATGAAGTCGATTATAAAGAAATGATAAAACAAGACAAAAATGAAGTATGTGACAGTGATGATGAAAAGATGTTTATGAAAGAACAGTATGTACAGTTACCATCGCTTCAAAATACGACAGAAAGTTCAATGGAAGAAGAAGAAGGAGACAAAAAGGGAAAACCAAACAGTAAAAAGAAATCGAAAAATGGAAAAAGTGACAAAAAACAGAAAAAGAATGACGAAAAAGATGAGTGTGCACAAACTGTAGAGAATCAGTACGCAGAATTATCACAACTGAAAAAGGATTTGACGGAACAACTAGCAACGAAACCAAATAGTAAAATTTTGAAAAATGCGATAAATGAATGTCGACAGTCGATTGCAGATTTGGTACGGAAGGAGAGAAAGCAGAATGCGAATGAGTACTATAAATTAGTAACCAAAGGCGAAGAAAAACGCAATACAAATGAATTATCTTATTTCAAAAAGAAACTATCACATAAAGAACAAATGAAAATCATGAATGATTTGACAGAAATCAATGCGTTTACAAACACCGACAAACCATATAGACTTGCATTATTGGAATCAAATATTCCACCTAAATTCAAGGCGATTGCTCTACAGAAACTGAATGTTCTGAAGACAATGGAGCCGAGTGATTCAGAATATTATAAAATGAAGAACTGGGTAGATGGTTTTATGCGCGTACCGTACGGAATTTATAAGAATCTGGATGTAAAACTATCCGATGGTGTTGATAAATGTCACGCATTTATTGAGAACGCAAAAACCACATTAGATGAGTGTGTGTACGGTTTAAATGATGCTAAGTTGCAGATTCTACAAATGGTTGGACAATGGATTTCGAATCCATCCGCTATGGGTACTGCGATTGCGATTAAAGGACCAATGGGTACAGGAAAAACCACATTGGTGAAAGACGGTATCAGTAAAATCCTTGGAAGAGAATTTTCATTCATTGCATTAGGTGGTACAGGTGATTCGAGTTTCTTAGAAGGCCATTCGTACACATATGAAGGAAGTTCTTGGGGGAAAATTGTGAGTATATTAATGGACAGTAAATGTATGAATCCTGTGATTTATTTCGATGAGTTGGATAAAATTAGTGATACACCAAAAGGTGAAGAGATTACTAGCATACTGACACATTTGACAGATACCACACAAAATGCACAATATCACGATAAGTACTTTTCAGAAGTGGACTTTGATGTGAGTAAATGCTTGTTTATATTCTCTTATAATGATGAATCAAAAGTGAATCCGATTTTAAAAGACCGTATGTACAGGATTGAGACAAAGGGTTACGACTCTAAAGAAAAAGTAATCATTTCACGCAAACATTTGCTTCCCAAAATACGTGAACAAGTAAATTTCAGTGAAGATGATGTGGTCATTCCTGATGAGACTCTACAGTACATTATTGGAAATGAACAATTTAGTAAGGGAGAACAAGGAGTCCGAAATCTGAAACGATGCTTGGAAATTATTCATACAAAATTAAATCTATTCCGATTGATGAAACCTGATACAAAGATGTTTGAAAATGATATGAAAATCGGAGAAGTGAAATTTCCTTTTACAGTACAAAAGAAACACGTAGATACACTAATTAAGAGTGATGATACTATAAATCCTAGTATGATGGCAATGTATGTATAAAAATATATAGGTAATCGATACTGTACATATATATTACAATAAATAATCTATTTTTTTATGGACGGGGTCTTTTTGTTTTTCTTTTGTCTCATCATTTTATCTGTACAATATATAGTTTAACAATTTTTGTATGAGTAAAGAAAAAAAACAAAAATTTGGTACAGAATTATGTACAACAGATATGACTTTTCAGGATTGCGAATTGGCCATTTTACGTCAGGCAGTAGATGAGACAGAAATGATAAAGCAAAAAAACGCAGCGACCAGTCCAGAGGTGACTAAAATGATAAAAATAGTTGAAAAATTTTTGAAAGATAAAGGATGTGTATGTTATGGTGGGACAGCAATCAATAATATTTTGCCGAAAGAGTCTCAATTTTACAATAGAGAATTAGAAATACCAGATTATGATTTTTTCTCACCAACCCCTTTAAGTCATGCAAAAGAATTAGCCGATATTTATTTGAAAGCTGGTTATACAGATGTGGAAGCAAAATCAGGTGTACACGCGGGTACTTTCAAAGTATTTGTAAACTTTATTCCAATGGCGGATATAACAGAACTCCATCCAGATATTTTCAAAAATATTAGTGCTGATGCGATTGTAAAACAGGGTATTAAGTACTGTCCTGCAAACTTCCTGCGAATGAATATGTTTTTAGAATTGTCTCGACCTGAAGGTGATGTCTCGCGTTGGGAGAAAGTACTAAAACGTCTTACTTTATTAAACCAACATTATCCTCTTCACAATAAACATTGTTATTTAGTCGATTTTCAGAGAACTATGGACAGTATGAATAGTATGTACGATTCAGAAAGACTGTACTATCTAACGCGAGACCATTTTATTGCTGAAAAGGGTGTATTCTTTGGAGGATATGCGAGCAGTCTGTATACACGATATATGCCTCGTGCACAAAAGCGTTTGGTGCGTGCGATTCCAGATTTTGATGTACTACATGAAGACCCTAAGAAATGCGCGGCAAGTCTAATAAAGAAAATGTCGACAAATAAATTTTCGCGAGTGACTGTAGAAGAACATCAACCTATAGGAGAAATTGTGCCATTCCATGTAGAAGTGAAAGTAGGTGAGGATACAGTATGTTTCATTTACAAGCCAATGGCGTGTCATAGTTATAATGAACTGATTATTCGAGACAAACATATTCGTGTTGCAACGATCGATACAATGTTGACTTTTTATTTAGCGTTTTATTATGCAGATAGGGATTATTATTCTCATTTCAAAGAACGGTTACTATGTATGTCTCAATTTCTGTTTATGGTAGAACAACGCAATCGATTGTCGCAACACGGATTGTTGAAAAGATTTAGCATAAAGTGTTACGGTAAACAACCTACTTTAGAGACAATGAGAAGCGAGAAAGCAGATAAGTTTAAAGAACTTAAAAATAAACGTGGTACAGATGAATATGAATATTGGTTTTTGAAATATACACCTGGAGAAAAGAAAATAGAAAAAACAGCGAAAAAAGAGAAAACGCCAACTCCGTCATCAAAATCAAAATCAAAATCAAAATCCAATACTGTAAAAATACCTACGGCACCACAAACAGACACCCAGATAGATACAGATGTAGACGAAATGAAGGATATTGAAGATGTGAATAAAAGTGAGGTCGAACGTTTGTCTCATAGTGTTACAGTACGAAGATTTCCGAATGAAAATAAACGTAATAAAAACACAAGAAAGCAAAGAAAGCGCAGATTCAATAAGAACAACAAGATGTACTAAGATACTTTTTTATAAATATATTGTAAAGATAATAATTTTATTTTTACAATATGCCGACAACTAGAAAATTACAAAAAGGCGGAGTTTTTAAAGCGAGAGGTGAAATAACCGAAGAACAAATCGAAAAATTATTAAATAAAACAGAACCCGAACTGTATGAATATTATTACAAGGCAGAGAAGTTGAATGGCACGAAAATGTTTCCTCATTCTGTGAACGATTTAGATGGAACATATGAGAAGTATGACGAAGTAATACGAGAAAGTAGTAATAAAGCTGTACACTCGGATTGGGTTTTTTATGTTAACGATTTAGTAGGACGTTTACGGAAATATAAACCCAAATCTGGGATTTCGAGACAAAAGGCGAGACGTTATGCAACTTTATTAGAAAAAATAAATGGTGTTAGTTTTTTCGATTTATTTACATTACGGTTTTTCCCGACTTCACTTAATCCATTTGAAGACAACGATAAAGAAGTACACGTAGTAAAAAAGGATTTTCGAATGACAACAAATCCGATTGCACTTACAATGGATGAAGAATATCAAGAAAATTATTTAGATGAAGAAAGTAAAAAAAGAGGACCAAAAGGTGATATGACAGTGGAAATCATAGAATCGTATCCAGATGGGACATTTGTAAAATGGCTGAAAGATATTTACGGTGTCGAAAACATGTTTTACTTGATGAATTCTTCATTGAAAAACAAAACAGGTATGCTAAAAGACATCAATAAGAATCGTGTTGTTAAAACAATCAATACTACAACTCTAGTTCCGTCATATCATAAGATTCCAAAGAAGGATTCAAAAAAAAAAAGAAAAAAAAAGAAAAATAAATTT